ATAATCTACTGTGGTGAATTTAACGGACGTATTTGTATAACTGTTAGGCACAAGTGGTTGTACTTTTTTGAGTATGATGTTGATTACTACACTACACCGAAAAAGAGCCAGATTACAGGTAGGGTCTACCCCTTTGTTCGTAGGGACAATAACCGCCCTGCAAAACGATGTGTAAACATGCTGTATGCTGCATTATGTGATGCTGAGTGTGTAGATTTTTACTAGAAAATATTTTGGAGGTTTTAAGTGGGACAATGTGTAGAAAAGATGGCACATTCCTGTGGAACCAGAGAGGGTTTGCAGGTGTTTGCCAATGAAGATGGTAAATTGTCTGGCTATTGCTTTAGTTGTGGTACATATGTTCCAGACCCGCTAGGAGAGGGTAAGAGCTTAGATGACATACCTAAGAAGCAAAGGCTAGGCAAGACTAAAGAGGAGATAGAGGAGGCTTTTAAGGAGATAGAGGAGTGTGAAGCCTTCGACCTCAAGGACAGGAGGTTGAGGAAAGATGTCCTAGACTACTATGGCATCAAGATAGGAGTTAATAGGCAGGACGGTAAGACTCCCACCTATCACTTCTATCCATACACCAAGGATGGTGAGCTGGTTGCCTACAAGGCGAGAAACATAGAAAGCAAGCGTATGTGGTCTGTAGGCGACCAGAAAAACACTGACCTATTTGGCTGGGAACAAGCTAAAGCTTCTGGTGCTAAGAGGCTAATCATTACAGAGGGTGAGCTAGATGCTGCTGCCCTCAAGAAGATATTTGATATACACACTAAAGATCAATACTCTGATTATAAACCTGCTATCTGTAGCCTACCACATGGTGCTAGTGCTGCTGGTAGAGACTTAGCTAAGCTAATGCCTAAGATAAGTAAGTATTTCCAAGAGGTGTCCTTCTGCTTCGATGATGATGATGCAGGACGCAAGGCTGTTGAAGATGCTTGTAAGGTGGCTCCTAGTGCTACAGTGATTAACCTGCCCTGTAAGGATGCTAATGCTTGTCTGATTGAAGGGAAGGCTAAGGCTGCTTACAATGCTGCACAATGGAAAGCAGACAAGGCTAAGAACACTAGACTTATATTTGGTGAAGACTTACATGAACAAGCTAAGGAGCCAGCTAAGTTTGGTGAGCTAACATGGCCCTGGAAGCACGTACAGAAGGTTACAAGGGGTATACGCTATGGAGAGACCATCTACATAGGGGCTGGTGTTAAAATGGGCAAGAGCGAGCTTCTAAATGCCCTCGGTGCTCACTTCATCAAAGAACATGGCATCAAAGTGTTTATGGCTAAGCCAGAGGAAGCCAACAACAAGACTTATAAGCTACTGGCAGGTAAGGTGGCTGGTAAGGTGTTCCATGATCCAGAGGTGGAGTTTGATGAGAAGGCTTACGAGAGGGCTGGTGATGCCCTTAAAGGCAAGCTGGCAATGGTAAACCTGTATCAACATCTAGGCTGGGAGAGCTTGAAAGCTGACATATATGCAGCTAATAGTTGGGGTTGTAAAGTGGTTTTCATAGACCCTATCACCAACTTAACTAATGGCATGGCTGCTGCTGATGCTAACGTAAAACTACAGGAATATGCTCAAGACCTTGCAGCTATGGCTCAAGACTTGGACATGGTAATCTTCATCTTCTGCCACTTGAAGGCTCCAATAGGAGGAGATGATCACGAACATGGAGGTGAGGTGTTGTCTAGTCAGTTTGCAGGGAGTAGGGCTATGATGCGTAGTTGTAATCTAATGCTAGGCTTAGAAGGAGACAAGTCAGCTACAGATAAAGATGGTAATGAGAGAAGTGCATACGATAAGCACACCAGGTATTTGTCCCTGCTAGAAGATAGAGAGTTTGGAGAGACAGGTAAGTTTAAATTATATTGGGACAACAAAACCCACTTGTTCAATGAGGTAGAGACATGATAGAAGAACTAGAGCAGTTGTACATTGACAAGAGACAGGACTATGTTAAGATGTATGCTAGTCGTGCAGGTAATAATGATGTAGAGGATGTAGTGCAAGAGGCTTTCTACAGAGCCTTACTTTATGCAGATAATCAACCAATACTCATCTCGACTGAGAGATGGCTATCAGGTATTATGGAAAACTGTCTTAAAGATTTGTACAAAGAGAAGCGTAATGGGGCTTCTATGCACCACACTTTGAATGAAGATAGTGCTGTAATAGAACCTAGGTATGACGAGGGACTTACTAAACTTCTGCTTAAGGAAATAGGTAAGTATGAAGGGGATGCTGTACAAATACTCTACCTCTACTTCATCTGTGGGTATAGAAGTGTTGATGAGAACACGATGTAATTATAGCTTATGCTAAGGGTGCCAAGGTGCAGTCCAGACTATTTGTTGGGGAGACCTGGGAAGATGAGGAGAACCCTGGATTTTATGGTTGGAGAGAATACAGAGTGAAGACTCGTGAGTTTGAGGAAGAAGCTTTTTATGTTGCACGTGAAGTAAAGGGTAGCCGTTTAGTGGTTGTGAAGTACTTGGCGAGTAGATTCTTTAAGCCTATTTCAGCTAAGTACTACACAGAACAAGACTTCAGCTACATAGGTGATAAGATTGAACTAGAGGATTATGTAGAGGATGATAGTATTTGACATAGAAGCTAATGGATTAACACCAACTAAAATATGGTGCTTATCTAAGCACGAGGGAGGTAAGTTACTATCCACTACATACTATGACAAGATGCGTAGTATGCTTGAGAGAGCTGATGTTCTCATAGGGCATAACATCATCCGTTGGGACACACCCCAACTAGAGAGACTTCTAGGTATCAAGGTGAGGGCTAAATTAGTAGATACTCTTATCCTTTCTTGGTACTTAGAACCTAACAGAGTGATACATGGTCTAGCTAGCTATGGTGACAAGCCAGAGATAAAAGACTGGGAGAACCTAGAGATAGAGGAGTATGTCAATAGGTGTGAGTATGATGTTAGAAACAATCTTCAACTGTGGGAGAGGCAATGGGCTAAGCTTCTCAAGTTGTATGGTAGTGAGGAGAAAGCTTGGAAACTCATTGACTATTTGAGCTTCAAGATGGACTGTGCTAGAGAACAGGAGAAGAACAGATGGAAGCTTGACATAGGCAGAGCTGAGAAGGTGCTTCACAAGCTCTCTGAGGTGAAAGCAGAGAAGGTTGAGGGGCTAGGTAGGGCTATGCCTAAAGTGCCTAAGAAGGGCTCTAAGAGCCTCCCTAAGAAGTTGTATAAAATTAATGGTGACTTAAGTGCTGAGGGTGTTAAGTGGTTCGACCTGTTAGAAAAGCAAGGACTTCCAAAAGATCATGTAGAAGACGTAGAGTTTATCAAGGACTGGAAAGAACCCAACCCGAACAGCATACCTCAGATGAAGAAGTGGCTGTACTCGCTGGGTTGGGAACCAGAGACATTCAAGTACGAGAGGAACAAGGAGACAGGAGATGTACGAAAGATTGAGCAGATTAACAAGCCATTTGGAGGGGGTGTATGTCCAAGTGTTCTTAGACTTGCAGAGCAGGAGCCCTCCATTCATCTGTTGGATGGACTCAGTATTGCTACCCATCGTATCAGTATACTCAAAGGGTTTTTAGAGAACGTAGACGAGGAAGGTTATGTACAAGCTCAAGTCCAAGGACTTACAAATACACTACGATGGAAACATAAGATATGTGTCAACCTACCAGGTGTTGACAAACCCTATGGGGAGGACATACGTGGTTGTCTCATTGCCCCAAAGGGTTATGTTCTGGTAGGCAGTGATATGTCTTCCCTTGAAGACCGTACCAAACAACACTACATGTGGTCTCACGACCCTGAATATGTAAAGGAGATGATGACAGATGACTTCGATCCCCACTTGGATATTTGTATATCTGGTGCTTTGCTTAGCAAGCTTGATGTATCAAACCATAAAGCTGGTGTGGCAGACCACAGCAAAGAGAGGAAGCTTGGAAAGGCTGCTAACTATGCTTGTGTATATGGTGCTGGTGGTGCCACTGTTGCCCGTAGTGCTGGCATTAGCAAGAGTGGTGGAGATAGATTAGTTGAAGCGTATTGGAAACGTAACTGGTCTGTCAAAGCTATAGCAGATGAATGTAAAGTTAAGGTTGTAGACAAGCAGAAATGGTTGTACAATCCTGTTAGTGAGCTGTGGTATAGCTTACGAGCAGAGAAGGATAGGTTTTCTACGCTGAATCAAGGCACTGGTGTATGGTGCTTTGATACGTGGGTGAAATACCAAAGACAGAAAGGGCTACCACAGATAGGACAGTTTCATGATGAGACTATTAACTTAGTTAGAGAGGAGAACAAAGAGAAAGCTGAGCAAGTATTACGTTGGGCCATTGACATGACCAACAAGGAGTTGAAGTTAAACCGTGAGCTAGACATAGACGTACAGTTTGGTATGAACTATGCTCAAATTCACTAATTTTTGTTAAAAATATTTTGAGGAAATAATATATGGGACTTAATGCACGTAAACTTCCAAGCTCTAATAGTTCAAATGGCCCTAAGCAAGAGCCTATTGAACCAGGCACCTACCCTGTTCGAGTGGTACAGGTGTTGGACTTAGGGTTGCAGAATCAACGAGCTTACCAAGGCAAGGAGAAGCCACCAGCTTATGAAATTAGTATTACTTATGAGTTTCTAGATGAGTTTTGTCTGGATGAGGATGGTAAGGAGATGGAGGACAAGCCTCGTTGGTTGTCTGAGACAGTTCCTTTCTACTCATTAGAGGTGGAGAGAGCTAAGTCAACTAAGCGTTACTATGCTATCGACCCTAACGAGGAGCATGAAGGTGACTTCACTGCGCTAGTAGGTAGCCCTGTCAACTGTACTGTTGTTAATAACAAGTCGGGTGACAAGGTGTATACTAATGTTGAAGGTCTGTCAGCTATGCGTAGTCGTGATGCTGCTAAGGCTGCTGAGCTAGTCAATCCACCCAAGGTGTTCACACTAGATGAGCCTGACATGGAAGTGTTCAAGAGCCTACCTGAGTGGATACAGGACAAGATCAAGGGCAACCTAGAGTATCAAGGGTCTGCATTACAAGCAGCTCTTGAAGGTGGAGCTAAGGCTCAGCCTAAAGCTGAAGAAGAGGAAGGAGGTGATGATGAGTGGTAAGATAGAAGTGGGAGACCCAGTAATTCTCAAGGAAGACTTTGAGGAGCAGGATTTGGTTGCTGATACTAAGGGCTATGCCAACTCTGTAGTGTCAGCACCAGATGGTAACACCTACATCTACTTCATGCCAGAGACAGAGAAACACCAGTATGTCATGTTGGCTAGTAGGTTTGAGGTTGATGAGGAGGCTAAGAACGGAGGCATCACTCTTGATGCTTCCACTATGCCTAAGTAGGGGAGCTTATGAAAGTTTTAGTTGGTTGTGAATATAGTGGCACAGTTAGGGATGCTTTTATCTCCAAAGGGCATGAAGCCCTTAGTTGTGATCTGCTCCCCTCTGACGCTGGGGGTAATCATTATCAAGGTGATCTGTTTGACTTACTTGAAGATAGATATGACTTAATAATAGCCCACCCACCTTGCACTGCCCTCGCTGTTAGTGGTAATGCTTGGTACGGTGAGGGTCAACCTAAGTATCAAGAGAGGTTGGATGCAGTGACTTGGACTGTTAAGCTGTGGGAAGCTTGTAAGAAAGCTGCTGACAGGGTTTGTTTTGAGAATCCTGTTGGTGTGTTACCTAGGTTGGGCGGTATGCCTAAACCTAGTTACGTACAGCCTTATGGTTTTGGTCACATGGAGCAGAAGAAAACTGGTCTGTACCTACACAACTTACCTAAACTTAAAAGCACTAAAGATGTGTATGAGGAGATGATGAAACTACCTGTTAGTGAGAGGCAAAGACTTCATTACCTACCACCGTCTGAGGATAGGTGGAAGATACGATCTACTACTTACTCAGGTATAGCGGAGGCTATGGCTGAACAATGGGGGAGCTTATGAAATGCTTGATTGATGCTGATGTTCTTGCCTATGAGCTGGCCTTTTCTGGTCAGTTTGTAGACGAGGAGACAGAGGAGCTAGTAGTTAGGGGCTTTGAGTTTGTAGCAGAGTTGCTTGATCAACGTATAAAGGAGATAGTGGAGGAGTGCTGGGCTGAGTCTTGCACTCTCTACTTGACCAATGATGAGAAGCTACAGCGTATGCTAGAGCGCAGGGCTAAGACATTAGGTGAGTCTGTTGAGCCCTATGTTCCTAACTTCCGTGAACATATAGCTGTTAGTAAGCCATACAAAGGAACTAGAGCACAAGAGAAGCCCTTTCATAGAGATAATATTAGGGCTTATATACTTGAGCACTATGATTGTATTGTTGCTAATGGTATGGAAGCTGATGACCTAATGGCTATACACCAGACAGACTCTACCACCATCTGCACTAGGGATAAGGACTTGAGGATGGTGGAGGGTATGCAGTTTGGTTGGCCTTGTGGTAAGCAGCCTCAGTTTGGCCCTCTGAAAGTTGAAGGTGTTGGTAGTATAGAGCTGGTGAATAGAAAGGAAATAAAAGGCTATGGCCCTAAGTTCTTCTACTCGCAGCTTATCACTGGTGACAAGGTGGATAATATACCTGGTCTACCTAGAGGTGGTGCTGTTATGGCTTATGACATGCTGGCTGACCTAGAGACTGAGGAGGAGATGCTAGAGGCAGTGAAGGCTAAGTATAAGGAGAAGCTAGGTGAAGGTTGGGACACTTATCTGCTAGAGCAAGGTAGGTTGTTATGGATGGTTAGAGAGCTTGATGATGAAGGCAAGCCTGTTATGTGGGAGATAGGTTGAT